GCTTCAAATCTAACCCCAAAATGCAATGCTTCAAAGAAGGCGGTCAAGTAAAGTATGAGACCCGCAAAGAGCATAAAGAAGAAGTATCTGCTGACGTTGCACAAGACAAAAAGATCATCAAAAAAGCATTTAAAATGCATGATGAGCAAGAGCATAAGGGTGAGAAAACAAACCTTTCTAAGTTGCGTAAAGGTGGCCGTGCTAAGAAAGATTGTGGCACCGTTAAAAAATACAAATCAGGCGGTTCTGTAACTAACGTTTACGAAGCCAAAAAAGCCTCTGGTGATAAAGACGCTATTCAAAAAGTAAAACAAATTAAAGCAGATAAAGCTACTGCTAAGAGTGCGCCTGTTGGCAAAGCTAAAAACACAGCAGCAAAATTCTGTGGCGGCGGTAAAGCGTATGCTACTGGCGGCAGTGTAATGGACACTATCAAAGCTGGTGCAACTAAGCTCAAAGAAAACATTCTTGGCACACCAGAGCAAAACCGCATTGCTCAAGAAAACTTAGACGCACAAGCAACTAAGGGTTCTAAGTTAGCTAGTTTCTTAGGTGGCAAAGCACAAGCCCCGTCTGCCCCAGAAAACCAAAGCACAGGTTCTAACATCAACAAGAAGCGCGGCGGCAAGGTTTGCTAATATGCCGATTAAATCAAAAGCTCAACAAGGTGCTATGTATGCTGCTGCACAAGGTAAAAGCACCTTAGGAATCCCTAAAAAAGTTGGCAAGGAATTTGTTAAAGCAGGTCTTGCCTCTAAAAACTTGCCCCAAAAAGTAACTAAGCGAGCCGCTGGCCGAGGACGTTAAATGGCGTATTCTAATACAACTGGTAAAACGAAAGTAAACGTTGACCAGTTAATTTCTTTTGCTTTTCGTGATGCCGGTAAATTGGCAGAGGAAATGACGCCAGAATATGTTGATGCTGGTAAGCAAGCACTATTCTACAATTTACAAAATCTATCTAACTTAGGTGTTAACTTATGGTTGTTAGAAAATCAATTGTACGGGGCCGTGACTGCTCAACAGCAATTAGTTCTTCCTGCAACAACCATTGACGTTCGTGAAGCAAACTGGGTATACATTATTAACTCTCAGGCTTCAGAGTATTTGCCGTTAAGCAACGCAACAGCACCAGCAGCATTTGCTTTAAATTTGGATCTTGTTGCTACTTCAACTATTGCTAACAACTATTTAGGTTTACAATACCAAGTAGCGTTGCCTGTGTTCTATGTTGGTTTTAACGGATACAACGCAACTGGTGGCACAACAACATACAACTTTGCATACGAAGTTAGTAACGACGGTATTACTTGGAAAACAATCCAACAGTTTCCCGAAACAACTTTAGCTGACCGCGAGTGGAAGTACTTTAACATCTCCACTACACCAAATCATCAATACTATCGTTTGCGCGAAACAGTAGCACCAACGTTCTCTGTACGCCAAATTGTATTTTCAACCAGTCAACAAGTTATTCCACTAGCTCGCTTAAACCGCGACGATTACTGGAACCTTCCAAACAAACAATTCCCAAGTCAACGTTCATTACAATATTGGTTTGACCGCACAATTGAACCATCAATGTACTTGTGGCCAGTTCCAAACAACGATTTCCAAATGTTCCAACTGCTTGTTGAAAAGCAAATGATGGACGTTGGCTCCTTGACTAATGAGCTTTACATTCCAGATCGTTGGATTAATTCTGTACAAGCATCTTTATCTCACCGTATGGCAATGCAAATCCCTGGCGTAGACCTTGGAAAGATTCAATATTTAGAAGCACAAGCTGATAAGCTATTTATGCAAGCTAATAACGAAGAGCGTGATAAGTCACCTATTTATTTCCAACCTAATTTTTCATACTACACACGATGAGCGTTATTCAAACTTATGATTCGCTGGTCCTAAATGTCCAGCAATACATGGAGCGTAATGACGCAGACTTCGTTGCGCAAATCCCTAATCTAATCGCATTAGCGGAATCTTCTATTGCCGCTGAGTTAAAAACATTTTTGCAACTCATTGTTGTAGAAACTAATTTAGCTCAAAACCAAACAGTGCTTAATAAACCAGCTCGTTGGCGTAAAACAGTAAGTATGAAAACCAACGGCAAACCTATGTTATTGCGTAGTCAAGATTATATTGCCCAGTACTTATCTGAATCTACCGCTGGTTTACCAAAATACTATTCAGACTATGATTACAATAACTGGAACTTTGCGCCACTTCCTGATCAAAATTATCCTGTAGAAATTATCTACTACGCTGAAATCCAACCATTAGATTCTAGCAATCAACAAAATCTGTGGACTGCTATTGCGCCGCAAGCAATGTTGTACGGCACATTGTTACAAGCTCAAGGCTATTTAAAAGCCTTAGACAAGTTGCCAGTATGGAAAAGTTATTACAGTGACGCAATCATGGCGATCAAAAAAGAAGATAACTCACGTCGTGTGGATCGCAATACATCTATTCAGGAACCTTAATAAATGCCTACCCCAGTTTATACATCACCCTTTACCGGAACTGTTGTTACCCCAACAGACGTATCGTATTACCCGCTTACGTTTAGTACAAATCAAACTCTTTACTGGCCCGCTACTGTAAATGGACAACAAGTACCTGCTGCTCGTATTATCGATTGCGTTGCTTCTGTCAGTGGTTTATCTATTGCTTTGCCAGCTGGGAATCAAGGTACCGTTGGCTCGGACATTCTCTTCCGCAATTTGGGCTCACAGTCTTTCTTGGTTACTGATAGCCTTGGCGGTGCTTCTTTCACTGTTCCTGTAGGCATTTCTAAGTACGTTTATTTAACAGACAACACTACAACTGCGGGTGTTTGGCGTAATGTAACTTTTGCTGCTGGCACTTCTGTAGCAGACGCGGCTTCTTTAGCTGGTGCAGGATTAACTACCGTTAGCGGTCAGTTAGCAACTACCCAAAACCTTATTGACTTTAACACCAATAACCCAGTGGTTACAAATGTTAGTCGTGCGGCGACTTATGTTTGGAATGGTGGCGCTGGCACATTCACACTCCCAATTGCATCCTCATTGTCCACTGGCTGGTATGTTGCATTTCGCAACAACGGCACAGGCGCGTTGACAATCAATCCCCAATCACCAACCTTAATTAACGGCGTATCAACCATTACCGCAAATCCTGGTGATTCTGGATTTATTTTTTATGATGTGTCTACAGGTAATTTTATTACTGTTGGTTTTGCTGTTCCATCCAATGTAGTCTTTACTTCTGCAACATACGACGTTGACGCCATTGCCGGTAGCACATTTAGTTTAGTGGCTTCAGCACCTATTATTCAGACATATATTGCACAATCTGGCACTCGTACAACAACCCTTGCTGTTACATTGCCTGCAGTTACCCAGCTTTATGTTATTTCTAATAACACAGGGCATTCTGGTTATAACGTTACTTTTCAAAATCAAGGAAGTAGCCAACCTCCATTAATTATTTCTGCTGGTCAAATTGTTACTGTTTTAAGTGACGGTACTAATTTAACACCACTAACACAATCGACCACTGGTTTATTTTACGCATCTAACGGAACACAATCTGTTCCTGCGTTTTCGTTCAGTAGTGACACCACAACAGGTATGTATTTAGTTGGCACTAGCATTTTAGGTTTGACTGCTAATGCTAATCAAATTATGAAACTAGATAACTCTAACCTTTCACAACCACTGGTAACAATTAACGCCCGCGTAGCGGCAACTTTAATTAGCGGCGGAACATTCTAATGGCGGCAGATAATATTGCGCAAGATACTACGCAATATACGCAGATTTTTTCCCTAGCAATACCGCCAGGGATTAAGCGTGATGGTACTATCTTTCAAGCTGAAGAATTTACAGACGGCGTATGGTGCCGTTTTCAACGTGGCGACGCCAAGAAAATGGGCGGATATCGGACGTTGTTTCAAAGTCTTGTTGGCATTTATCGCGGATTGTTCTCACAGCCAAATAATGGTGTCAACTACATTTTCGCTGGTAACTCACAAGAGTTAGATGTATTTACTACAGGTATTACTTACGGCGCTGGTAGCGGTCCATTTAAAGCCAATATGCTTCTTGGCACAACCTACGCCAAAGCAATATCAAACACAACAACATCTTTTACTGTTAAGGGTGACGTAACCACGTTATACCCTGCAACTACGCAGGTCATTTTTACTCAAGGTACATCACCAACTATTTACACAGTATCAAGCTCTGCTTTTGGTGGTACCAATACTGTAGTTAATTTTTCCCCTTCGTTTGTCGGAACAGTAACCAAAGCATGGGTAGCCAATTCAATTTTTACCCCAGACCCAAAAGCTGGCCCCTACCGTATAGTATGGCAGTTTGATTCTGCGTTCAGTCCACAAGGTGGCAATTTACAAGTTATTGCTCACCCAGGTTATAACTTACAAAACATTGATAACGGAGCATTAAGCCAAGTTATTGTTGGTAACATTACTCCAGATTCTAACAACCAATGGAACTTTGTTGGGCTATCTGATAGTGAGGGGCAATATCCAACCTATCAACCAATTTCTGTTGACGGTGGTGTTTGTGTCCTATACCCGTTTATTTTTGTATACGGCTCCCACGGATACATTGCCAACAATAACGTTGATTTAGCATTAGCCAACTATGGCTCTCAGGGTTTTTACGATTGGAATGGGGCACTTGCCAACCAGACCAACGTAGCCTCTTCCAAGGTTGTTAAAGGTATGCCAATGCGTGGTGGTACTAACTCACCATCAGGTTTATTTTGGGCAACCGATAGTTTAATTCGTGTCTCTTTTGTTGGCGCTGCGCCAATCTACTGGAGATACGATATTGTTTCAAGCCAAATCTCAATCATGTCATCTTCTTCTGTAGTTGAAATGGATGGTGTGTTTTTCTG